CAAAGACCGTATGTCGCTATTCGATCCTCCACACCCGCATCACACCCTCATCAGCTATGCTGCGAGTTGCAACTTTCTGGCCCGCAGTCCGTGCCCTGTTCACAAAGGCAGTCATTTCTTTGGGCGGGCGGGCGTACTTTTTTCGGTCATATGGAAAAGTGATGCTGTCTCCAACTGCCCAATTTTTTATGACTACGTCAAAGTCTTCATAAATTTTGTTTTTTCCTTTGCCCTGTCGAGGAGGTAAAGGAATGTTTTTTTCTATGTTGATCATTTTTTTTCCAAATTAGTGTTGCAAAGCTAGGATAACTCCCATAGAGTCGCATTTCAACTTTTTTTGGAGAAAGTGATATGCCTCTCAACCCGACGACAGTAACGGACTACCTCGAAAACTATCTAGGCGACTTGGAGTACGCCTACGGTGCAAACAAGAGTTTGGAAAACCTTAATTTTATTACGTGTTCAACGCCTTGGTTCGATGATGAGCAGGAGGCCGATAAATACCTCGAAGAACTGCGCTCAGTTGTGGGGGCATTGAAAGATGCATAAAGACGCAAACAAAATCGCACGTCGTATTGACGACGCGTTCGCCGTGCTCCGTGACGAGGGGTTCTTTGCTAAGGCTCACCATACGTTTTGTTTATCTGATGGGCTGTCTGAGATACCTCGTAACAAAGAATCGCGGTTCGTGTTCTACCACGAGCAAGACGCGGAAGATCTCAAAGAAAACGGCAAATGTAATTTGGCTTTTGGATCGAGCCTTTGGGTAGGCAAAAAAATTTGTAAGGAATTGAACGACTCGGGCTTGTCGGTGTCTTGGAATGGCACCCTTGAGCAACGAATTGAAGTCAATGGCTTGCTCCGCGCAGCTTCAAAAAGCTGGGACGTGACGATCATCCAAACGAGTGTCGTGAAAAACGTGCAAGCGCAGACGGCAGAACAAGCCTGTGCGTGGGCCAGAGATCAAATGACGTGGTCTGACAACGTAGTGAACGTAGAGACAATCGCGGTTGAGGACACGACTGTCGATCCAACAAACCCTGTGCTTTTGAATTCCATTTATGTTTTGAATTTGCCTTACCGTGCGCAAAATTGTTTGCGGGGAGACAACATTCAATTCGTCGGCGAACTGGTGCAACGCACCGAGATTGATCTTTTAAAAATTCCTAACCTTGGCATAGGCAGCTTGGCCGATATTAAAAAGGGGTTGGCTAGGTACCACCTGACGCTCAAGCAACCGGCCAGACAACCAAGGTACAAAATTACCAATCGAAGCCGACAAATCTTTGAGATGCGCCAATCCGGTAAGACGTTCCGTGAAATAGGTGACGCGTTTGGTGTCACCAAAACGAGGGCACAACAGATTTTCGATAAAGCGGCTGAAAAGATCCGTATTAACGAACTTGAAGGCCACAAGTGAAAGGCGAACTCACAATAATCTTTGACGAAGAAGAAGCGCAGCGAGTAGTTACGCTGCTTCTTGGTCTTGATGAACGGCTGTCCGTTATGGAACAGCAAATAGAAACTTTGTTGGAGAAAGTGAATGGATCGGAACATGGACAAAAATCCAGAAACCGCAGAAGAAGCCCTGTATCAGGGGTTAGTGATGCAGATGCTCCCGAATCAGACAAAGAGTGAGCGCGAAGAGCTAAACGACATTATCAACAACTTGACTGAAATGTTGCCGGAACACGTCGTAAACATGTGCAAATTTAATGCGCTTTGTAAATTTTTGGGTATAGGAGAAAAAAGTGAGTAACGAATATTTGTATGAAACACCCGTGCAAGCCATGCTGCGTAATCCCAAAGAACTGGGCAAGATGAATTCCATCATGAAGACGCAGATCGATGCGTTGACGCAAGAACTTGGCAAGTCGTGGAAGCAATGCTGCCGAGTGTTAGCGAATGAGATCGGCATTGATTATGCAACGCTCAAAAATTTCGTTGAGGGCAAAGTTCAAAAGCCTAGCGAAAAAACGCTGCAGAGCATGCAGACGTATCTGGATGAGTTTGATGCGTCTGTGATCCGTGGCGAGTCAACAGCGGACAACGTAAAAGACCGCAAGATCTCGGAGTTGGAAGCAAAGATCCGGCAGTTGAACGAGGAGCTTGATTACAAAGACAAGATCCGTGAAGAGTTACGGTTGAGTTATGTGAAAGTGCGCGAACAGCTCGAAAGCATGCAGGCTCAAGACCCTGAGTTTCACGAACAATATCAAGTTGTGCATCCAGAGAACAGCTTCTGGATGACCCATAGTGATATGTACATAGAGATCTATACCACTGGCAAGGACTGGGAAGACTCCGCCGAGCGTAACCGTGTATGCACAATTCCGATACCAGACACGACCATGCTTTTACATCGGGGCCAAATACCGCACATACGCGCTGAAAAGGAGGACGGTAATTTCGATTGGATACCAGACCCCGACTACGTGAAGATCAGTGAAAATGATAAGGGTGAGGTTTGGGAGGCACCGGAGACGGTCTCATCGCAAGGTCACACGATACCTGCACGATCTGTGGTGGTTGAATCAAGGGAGCAATTTGACGTCCGCCGCGACCAAGTCAGAGCGGAAAATTTTGCGTTGGTTGCCGATGCTGCAAAAGCCATCGAAAAAATGTACCGTAAGTGCGGAGGAATACCCGACACAGAGGTCTACGTTGGTTTGAGAGTAGACGTGACCAGCAACGTTTTTTAGGTATGATCGGGGCAAACCAGTTTGGGATGCGGCCTATCACTCCGCTCCAAGCGCGCGCCGTCCGCGTGCCCACAAGACGGCACCATTTTGGCTAGGGTCTCCAGCCCTGAAACGCACGTTCCCGTCCGTGTGCCAGAAGGCGGGCTTAATTGGGCAAGAGGGCTAAACACACTCTCTCCTTGCGCGTCCCCGTCCGCGTGCCCACAGGCGGGGCTTTTTGGAGAAGTATGAAAGATCAAGAAGTAATCAAAGGCTTGTTGTTTGGCGTAGCCATCGCAGCCGGCATTTGGTTGCTGGCGTGGATTCTAGGATCGTAGAGGATAATCTATATGGCAGAAGTGACAGAAACTGAAGAAGCAACCCTTTCTCTTAATCTGTCTGCAGAAGAGGGGCTGTTGTTGCTTAGACTTTTAAAAAGTTCGAAAGACGACCCAAGGATTCATGGTTTGATTGGCACCTGCTTCTGGTTTCTCAACCACAATAAGAGCGAAGAACAGTGCATCAAAGACACGTGGACCGCTGTCGAGCAAAAGCTGGAGGCACTCAAACTTGGCGGCTCGTGAGGTGAGCAAAACTTTCACCACCAAGGTGATTGAAGATTTGGCCAAGGTAGAAAAAATTAGCGACATTCAGAAAAAGCTGCTAGACACGTCATCGCTTCTAGTCGCATACCCCGATGCATCAGAGGACAAGTCAAAAGAATGGATGACAACAATCAATTGCTGCCGGTTGGAACTGCGCAGACGGTTTTTGACTAAGCGGAATCTAGTTCGCGAGCCTCTCTAGACCGGTCTTCTTTCCATTCGTTGAAAATTTTACGCAATTGGCCGCTGATCGTGCGGTCCTCTAACTGCGCAATCTCTTTGATCTGGCGATAAACTGGCATTGGCACCAGTATCGATTTCCATTTCGTTGTATCCATGCGCGAGATTATCTCGTGAATCGCATATAAATGCAACTAGATTTCTTCAGTTTCTCCCCAAGACGGCCCGAGGTCAATGTCGCATTTGTTCGGCACATGCAAGCGTATCGCGTCCTCCATAACATGTTTGATCCGCTTGGCGTGATCCGCGCTCGTGACACTGCACCCAAGTTCGTCGTGTACCTGCAGCAGGGGCCGCTCTCCGGCCTCGTATAGATCTACCATGGCTTGTTTGGTCATATCCGCTGCTGACGCCTGTATCAGACGATTAAGGGCCTTGTACGTGTATGCACGCTTGAGCGGGGCAGTCTCACCGTAGGTTGCCTTGGCTTCTTTCAACGGCATGGCTTTTTGGATGTCGTAGCCCATCGGCTCGAACATATCAAAACGGCACTTACGGCCTTTCAACGACCGCAAAGACCCGTCGTCCTTTTGATCCACGGACCGTGATACGCCATTCATAAGCTCTTTCACAAAGGGCACGCGTGAGTGGTACTGCTGAGTCAGTTCTTTTGCGTCTTCGAACTCCAGATCTAGCTGGTCCGCGAGCTTACGCACGCCCATGCCATACATCATGCCTAAATTGATCGTCTTGGCTTGCTTGCGGCTTATGTTTGCCATGTCAGCAACCATAGTATGGAAATCCATGTTTGGATTGTTTGTGTACCCATCGACAAACTCCTTGGCACCGCCTAACGGCAGACCTTTCCAACGACCGAAAACGCTTGCGTAGTGCGTCAAGATCCGTGGTTCTTGCTGCGAATAGTCGATAGCCGCCCACAGTTCGCCTTCTTCAGGCAAAAACAAACTGCGGATCATTGGCCCTAGCTCTGGATCACGCGCTGGAATTTGTTGGAGGTTCGGGTTGGACATGGACAGGCGACCAGAGACAGTGCCGCCGTCGTCGCTACGAAGCTGGTTGATGTGCCCATGAATACGGCAGTCAGGCCCGACGAACTTCATAATATTATTTATAAAAGTGCCTTGGATCTTATTAAGGTTGCGTGCTACGACGATCATCTTGGCGAACGGATGCGGGTTCTCGTTCAAAAATGCTTTGGTAAACGACGGTGCGCCTTTGGCCGTCCGTGGGTAGGCAACTTTTAGCTTATCAAATGCTTTGGCCAAAGAAGTTGCCGCCCAAATCTCCACCTCAAACCCTGCCTGCTTGTTGATTTTGCGGCAGGCTTCTTTTTCTCTTTTCAAAAGTTGTTGTCTAGTGCGCTCACACTTTTCTAGATCGACTCGTATACCGCGATGTGTCATGTCGATCAGGCAGGGCGTGAGCCGTGTTTCGAGATCGTAGATGGTCTCAAGGTCTTGCTTGTTTATCTCAACACGAAACAGCTTGTACAGATCGTATGCCAGACGAGCATCTTGCTCCGCATAAGGCCCCACAAACTGCGCTGGTAGCTTCCAAAGCTCACCCTTTGGGTCCACTCCGAAGTCCACGGCAGCCTGCGTCAGCAGCTTCTCTGACTTCGCTAGACCCAAATAATCGTAGGACAAGGCGTTGAGCGAGTAACTGAAACGGTTTTCGTCAAGTAGCGCAGCCATGACCATGGTGTCGATGATAGGTCCGCTCACAGGGACGTCGAGTGCCTTGAGCCATCCCAGATCGTAGGGTGCGTTGTGCATGATCTTGGGACAACCTGTAGATAACTGCTTGCCTAGCCATCGCAGCACCTGACCTTTGTCGAGATTGCCACCACCGAGATGGTTGATCGGGTAATACGCTTCAAACCCATCGGTGGCGACGGCTATGCCTACGACATCACCGTCCTTGCGCGGCCAGCCCGGCCCCATCTGCTTCAGGTTCGGGTCACGCGTTTCGAGGTCAATCGCAAGCTCTTTGGCGTCCGTCAAATCTTTTAGTTCAAAAGGCGCAGTCCACTCCGTTTCAGCAGTGAACAACGGAAACTGCAGTTTAGTTTCCTTCTGCATCGTCCTTCCTTGGGTCATCACCAAGCGCAAAGCGCGTATACCAAATTGATTTTTTTAAATCTTCAACCGCATCGAACTTCTTACCGGCACGCCATTGGTACTTAAAACTGGCGCAACGGCAATAGATCTGCACGGCTTCTGGGCCGAAAGCCGCGACCATAGCATCAATACATTCGATCTCCGAGTCGGCGTAATGAGCCGGTGAGTTAACCATGTCGCTCATAGCGCGTAGCTCCTGTAAAAGTCGGTTGGCTCCAGTGTATAAAGGTTCTGACGCGTGCGCGTAACAGCCACATAGAACACGCGGTGCATGGAATCTGGATCACTCTCCATGCTGGCTTCTGCGGCTGCAGTGATGTCCGTAAACAACACGACGTTGTCTGCTTCACCACCTTTGGCCCCGTGGATCGTGGACAATCGTATGCGCGGCTCTGACGTCAAGTCCTCGCCTCGTCGCACCAAAGCGTTGATGTACGCCACGTCGACGTCCGGCAGCTTATCCAAAGCTTCGTCCCACGGCATCTCCGGTTTTGCGAGCAGCCCGTTGAAATCACGCAGGTCCTCGAAGGTAAACAAAGCCTCTGGATCACCGACAATCTTCTTGTGACCGCGCGCAACCCGACCGCCATTACCTGACATGAACGAGTACATGGCCTTGGCAGCATCAAAAGATATTGGCTCACCGTCTTGCAAACGCGACCATGCAGACAATGCGACACGTATCTTCTCGCGCACGCTCCGCACACCACCACCGTATTCAAAGTAGTAGCCCTGACTTTTTAAAAATTGCTGCACAGGCGTCAAGAAATAATTCGCTTGAGCTAGAAACAACCAAGTGCCCTCAACCATGTCGAGTTCAAAAAAGTCTGTCAGGCGCTCTAGTTTCCCTTCGGTCTGCTTTGGCAGATACTTTTTAGGGAACCGTCGCTTGATCCGTGAGCAGATGCGCTCTGCAATTTTGTGAATGTTCGACGGGACACGATAGCTTTGCTCCAGCACCTCACTGCCACCATCAAGATTGATGAAATGCTCAACGTCTGCGCCAGACCACTTGTAGATGGCCTGATCGTCGTCACCAGCGCAATACA